TGTGCTGCAATCAAATCCTTGCCAGACAGGTGAGTGACTTTGGCCCACAACTTTTTATAGTCCACCCATGCTGATGGGGTGGGATAGCCGTCAGCATCCCGATCCGGGCCTTTGTTTTGGATTGTGATGCGGTGCCGAAGTTCGCCTGCTCTTTGTGACATTCAAACCCCCAAATCCTTTCTATACGGCGCCAGGAATGATTCTGAACTTTTTGGAAGCTCAGCCACACTTATTCCAGTAACAACATCTTCGCGGTTTGCATATAAGTGCCCTAACAGCATTAAAATCCCAATTTCCAACGATGGATTTATCGCAATACCAAGCTCTATCATTCGGACCATGCGCAGAGCATCATTTTTATTTGATTGAGCTGCGTCAATAGCGGATTTTCGGAAACTGTGATCAAAAATACCTTCGGCATTAGCAATTGATTCACCATATTGCTGCATCGCTTCATTCACCAATGTAGGTATAGTGATCTTTGCATCTTTGAGTGATTGTGCTGATTCGTAAACTTTGCGATTAAGATACTGCTCAGCAATATCAATTGCCGAAGCAAGCTTAATTGCAACATCATCACCGGCATCATCATCCACCCGCAAATGCGTTTTAGCTTTCTCAATGTCAATAACTGGCATGACTTGACCTTATTCCGGTTAATCTTTTGAGCCTTGCTGAATTTCTACCGCATCCGCTTTGGCTTTGGATTCAGCATCCGCTTTAGCCTTAGCCTCTTTTTCAGCTGCAGCCTTGGCTTTATCAGCCGCATCATCATTAGAATTGATGGCTAACTTCTTTTTGATAAGCTCACCAGCAGTTAAGTTCAAAATGTCAGCCTCATCCCCTTTTTGGTAAATTTTATTACCAAGCATAGCAGTATCTAAAAACTTTATTTTCACGTTACTCTCCTGACGGAGCAGACTCCAAGGCCTGCTCCGTAAAGTTGATGTTTAATGCAGCATTAAATTAAACAGGAAGTGAACCCTTAATGAATGCCTCCGGGCGATATACAGCCAATGCCAGACGCTCTTCACAGCGGATGGAAATCATATTTTTTTCGAAGTCATCCGCATTTTCTGTAGAAATCACCACGTTTGCATCTTCGCGGTCAAGGATTTGAGCGGCTTCCGCAAAGCTTCCTGTTAGAAATTTCCCAGCCATAGCAGCATGATTTGTTTCGGCCACCGGCAACCCCCAAAGGCTTGGTGTATGCGGTGCAAATGGATTGGTAAACAGATATGCGCCAGTTGTGTCTTTCAGCAACTCGATTCCAGTCCAATCGTTCATGTGTAAAACATGACCTGTCGCAAAAACATCCGCCAAGGCAGACTGCAGCATTGCTAAGCGCAGCACATCAACCTTTGTTGGGGCAGCCAAGGTAATCGGGGCTGAATACGCTTCGGCTTGCGTGTAAATGCCGTGCAGATTCATGCCGGTGCCAGCGCCAAAAAGCAATTGCGCATCTTCTACACGCTTTAAACCATTCAATAAACGGCCATTAATGAAACTTTGAAGCTGCGGCAAGTCATCAAGAATTTGCTTTGATGCCTTCAGCATATGCGCAATAGTTTTCACACCTTCCAGCACTTCTTCGAATGTTAATTCCGAATACGGCTTAGCGGTATTTTCGGCAACTGGCGCCGCATTGTTGGTAAATCCAGTTTCACGCAGATATGCAATCGCATTGCTCGCAGTTTTACCTGGCGCAAGCAGATCGCGGATAGATAGGCGCTGATTTGGCGCAGTAACAATTTTAGTAGAACCATCCACCGGGTTCACTGCAAATGAGGTTAAGGCTGCGCGTGGTACTGGAACACTCACACGCTTACCTTGCACCGCATTACCAACCATCGCAATGACAGCCTCATCCTTAATTGTTAGATCGCCAGCATGTTCATCTACATCACCGCCTCCTGAATTTCCGCCGCGCGCAAACAGCTGCTCAGCCTCACCCAACTTAACCTGCAGGTCATTCTGCGCCTGGCGCAAGCCATTAAGATTCGTTAGAGCCGTATCAACGGCTTTTTTGGTTTCAGCGGAAAGTTCATTTGCTTTTTTTGCTTCATTTAAAGCATTTTCCGCCATAGGTTGAACTTTTTCAGTCAGGTCTTTCAATGCCGCATTGACATCTTTAAGCTGCGCGGCCACTTGATCTTTATTTGTATCGGTCATGATTTTTACTCATAAAAAAACCGCCAATAACGGCGGTTAAGAAGATAAATTAAGGTTTAGATGTTAAATTTCGCCGCAGCATCACGCATGCTTTGAAGAACACCTTGTAGAGCATCACTGCCAGCGCTAGGCATGGCATTATTTGCAGCGCTAGGCATGCCTTTTAAATCCTGAATAAGTTCACGGCGAGAACTTCTCGATAATCCAGCCTTAGCAAGCAAGATATCCGCCTTGTGGGTTGCCGCTTTTTCTTTGCTGAAATTTTTCGTATCCTCCACAACAGCATCCGATGGCAAAAAAGCATCAGCAAAACCACTATCAATAGCATCTCGCCCATTGATCCAGCGCTCTTTATCCATGTCTGCTTTCAATTCTTCAATAGTGAGGCCAGATTTAACATGATAAATATCTGCAATGGTGTTATCAATTTGCTCAAGAAAATCTGCTGTTTCGCGCAAATCGTTACGGTTGCCCCATAATCCAGTCCATGCATTATGGATCATAAAAAAACCAGCCCGGGCAATTTGAATTTCATCAGCAGCCATTGCAATAAATGACGCTGCGGAGGCAGCCACCCCTAAAACACGCACTGTTACATGGCCCTTATATTCACGCAGCAGATTGTAGATAGCTAAACCTTCAAACACATCACCGCCTGGTGAATTGATATTGACCACCACGTCGGCACCATCCAGTGAACGCAATGCAGCACTAATGCGCTTAGCAGTCACACCAGAATCATCCCAGTAGTCGTAACCGATAGGATCATAAATACCAATCGTATTTTCACTTTCATCTGATGCCTTAATTGCTGGATTCCAGCGATTAAAAGCTAATGGTGAAATCCCTCCTTTTTCTTTTGCATTAAAATTGGCAGCTGGCAGCAGATTGCGCTTACTCATTATTATCACCTTTGTAATTGGTTCCGACTTTATCGAGAGGAATTAATGCTGATTGAATGGTGTAAACATCCCCGCCCGGAATTGGCGCCTCATTCTCTTTACGCCTAACCTCATTGCGGCTATACCAGCCATTATTAAGTGCGGACGCATAGTATTCCGCACGGCCTTTTGAATCAGCTCTCAATAAGCCTTCAACACCAAACTCAACATAATGTGTCTCAAATTCTGCCGCACCGATCAAGCATCGCCCAATTTCCTGCTCAATATTGACCAGCATCGGCCGCAATGTATTGGTTAGGAATTGCATGTTCATCCCCTCAACACTGGACGCCCAAGAACTTTGCTTATCAAGATGGCCAACCATGAACGGCGGCACCCGGAACCAGCGGCAGATTTCTTCAATTTCAAATGTTCGGGTTTCCAGCATCTGCGCGGCTTCCGGATTCATTGTGATGCCGTGATACTGCATACCATTTTCAAGCACCATCATTTTTCCGGCATTTTTAGACCCCATGAATTTTTTCATACTGTCTCTTAATGCTTCGCGCTGGTCTGGCTGCAACTTCCCTTGCGCCGAAAGAAGCCCGGAGGACTGCAAGCCATTCTCAAAGAACTTCGCTGCAGCCTCCTCGGCAGCTTGGGCTGCGCCAATAGTCTCTCTGGCCTTCAGGACTTTAAATAACCCCATCACCCCATCAATACCAAAACCGCGGATATGCATCATTGCCTTTTCTGTGATTTCACGCCTTACACCGCTTTCCGTGTAGGTGTAATTTAGCATTTTGGTGACTTTATCCCTTGTGACCATCATGTTTTGTGGCAACAGTGGGTTTAACGAGATAATCCTACCTGTTGCGCCTCTCACAATCTCAATATATGAATTTCCCCACAGGCAAATGCTGGCCACAATCATCAGCATGAATCGACTGGGTGTCATTTCGTAATTTGGGGATCTGCACAAAAGACCATACAAAGGGTGTGTTACCGCTACATCACGGCTTCCATCGGGTTTGCGCTGATAAATTTTAAGCGGCAATGTTGAAACAGTCTCCGAAATCAAACTCACACATGAGAAAACGGCGCTTAATTGAAGCGCCGAATCAACCGTTACATGCTTACCACTTGATGTGGCCAATAAAGTCCTCAGCAATTCCGGCTCAAGACTAAGATGCCCATCAAGCCCAAGGAAGCGCAAAGCTGCTTGAGCAAACCGACTCGGCTTCTTTGTACTCATTAAACACCTACCATAATTGGATCATCATAAAATTCATCACCATCTGAATCCCCAGCAACCAGCAAGATTCGATTAATTCCCATTAGCAAACATACAGCGCCATCAATTTTGAAAGCGTTCTTTTGCTTGCGCGGATAATCATTATCGTTTGCATCAGGCTTGCTGATGACATTGCCCACCATCCAAGACAGAATTGGATTGCCGTCGTGATGAAAACGCCCTGCTGCAATCGCAGCCACAAGCTCTTTCATTGCCGGACTAAAGTTCTTAGTATTTTTGGCAATCTCAA